TGTGTCTAAGAATTCTTTGACTAAATCATCTACGCCTATGGGTTCACCTTTGTCGCTATAACGCACTGAGCCCTTGCTATCCACAACTTCAACATCACCGCTGTCATTCATACGAATATTAGACGATAATAGTGCCTTAACCTGATCCGCATTCACAGCATTGTATTTTGCTGCCGCTGAGATAAGTGGCGTATTAATCTTATATTCCTTGATGACAGCATCTCTTTTAGAGATTTCAGCATCCTTTTTTGCGGCTAACTCTTGTAGGGTTTTCTCAAACTCACCACGCTTCAATTGTTGCTCTTGCTGACGCTTGTCTGCTTCTGCTCTCAACTGTCGTAGTTCTTCTGGATCTCCCAAATCCTCATATGGCTTTAGTAGTTTCTTCTGCAATGAACCCTTCATACGGGCCATCATATTGTCTACTTCTTCCTGAGAATAAGTTTTAGTCGCTTGTGCCTGATTTCCATCTGTTGAGATTGCCGCATCAGTTGCGTCGTTATATCCGTTTGTAGCCAATGTATTTTCTGACATTGTAACATCGCCTCCTTTAGAGTGTTTAATATGTTTATTTATTAGAATAATGCAATATCATTCTAATATTGGCATTAGTAGCGTTTTTTACCGCCACCTTTGCCTGGGGATTTCTTTTTCTTGTAAGCCATCTTTCTCTCCTCTGCGGTTTTATATGTTGGATGTAGAACTTCTGTATGTTCTGTTTTTATATACTCTATGAGATTTATTGTGAACTGTTCTAATCTTTCTATTGTCATTTTACTGCGTGGCATATTGTTTTCTATTTTGCCTAACATTGAATTACAGCCCCTATGGAGCACTTGCCTTATCAATCCCGTTTTGTGATCGTGATCCAATACTGCTTCTGTAGGTTCAATACTGTCGCCGCACAAGGCACAGAAATAATCCTGATTGCCTAACTGACGGATACGCCAGTCACGGATTTCACTGTGCTTGAGTTTCATTCCTCACTAGGTTCCCACTTGGCACACCAGAACAGTGGACGCACATTGGCATCAAACTTGATACAGTAGCCTTCACTAGACTTATAGTATTCACAGTTGGCACAATTTTGTCCTTCTGGAACCATTGGGTCACTTGAGTCTACATACGCAGGCGGTAGGCTTTCTGGGATTGCTTCGCCGTCTGGATATGTTCTGCCTGGGATTGGGTTGATGTCTTGATACGCAAGAAGTTCTTTCTCTTCACCCATCCACTCTAGGATATGTTCATCAATCTTGCGGATTACAACGGGATCTGTTGCGGTGTTCTTGGCAGTTTGCAATTGATTGATCTCACTGCCTGTATCGCGGATGTTGAATGAACCTGGATATTCAATTTCGCCCATCCATTGCTGTCCCATATACATAAACCAGAATTGCCACATTTGTTCTTCGGCAAGTTCTAGGTTGTCTGCCTTTTCACTTAGTCGAGCATTGAGTAATTGGAATTCTGTTTCCATTGCCACACCTGACATTGTGCGACTTTCTGTGGCACGAACTGCACCTGTGTTAGCCATCTTGTCGATAGCGTCAATGCTGTGGTTAATTGCTTCGTAGATACTAGATACGCTGGCACCACTAAACTCTAGTAGGTAAGGTTTAAGTCCTGGATCCAAGTTCTCTGGCATATGGATTAAACTGCCTGCTCCAATGCCTGCTTGTGTTTCAGGAGTCTTAACCAAACTTGGATGGCTGTCTAATCTAATACTCTGCTCGCACTCACAGGTGGCATTGTAGATAAAGCGTTGGGCATCTGCAATGTCAGTGATATCACTAACACCAATGCCTCTTACTATGCTTCTACCGTTGTAGGCAATAACAACTGGTATCTTACCTAATCCATTTGCTTCGATAATAACTTCTTCAATAGTATCTTTCTTGATATCCACGGTAGAAGTGGTAATTTCAGTTGAAGTCCACTCTTTTACAATGCGAACATCACCGTTGATATCTTCTACATATTTCAAGTAGACTAATTCATAGCGTCCACTAGGGCTACGCTTCCACTGCCAGTCTAATACTACCATAGGAGTTAATAGACTTACATATGGACGAACACCGGCAGCAACTTCATCAGCACGAGTTAGAGCACCAACATCTGGCTTGCTAACAAGAATGAATGTGTGTCCAAACACTGAACTCCACGTTGCTACATCCTTCATAAAATTATTGAGGCTACGCCCATCTAAATCGGCATCTTTGAGGAAGTCTTCTAGTTCTGGCATATACTCTATACCATTAAATTCTCTATCGGGTTCCTCACGGAATAGGAAAGAGTTGTAAACAGAGATTACGGATTGACAATGATTTTCTAAAGGTGTTGCTCTAAGGCGGGCTTGATACTCTGCTTCTGTTTCAAGTTGATAACGAGTTAAGTGCTGTGCTCTGCGGTACTCTTCACCGCCTACATAACTTTCTAATAGGTACTTCCAGCGTGCCTGGTAAGATTGATAAATTTGATTGCCACTGATTAGTTGGGCAACTTCGTTCGATAGTGTTTCTATGACATTCATAATTGTTCCTTGTTATACCACACGGTGTCCCCAACGCTGTGGTATCAGCAAGTCAGGGTCTATATCTCTACGCACTGGGAATAGATAATCAATCATATAACCCAGTGCGTCATTCATATGATCGTAGCCAGAATCTTTATCAGGCTGGCTACTGCCTTCTTTGTAGGTTTGACGCTCTAAACCCTCTATCGTATATTTACACTTAGGATCAATAATCAAGCGTCTAATACCCGTACTATCACACAATCTGCTGTTGACAGCGTTAATTCTATCACGCACCGGTGTATGATGTCTAGGTGCTTTGACTACAAAGCCTGCATTGGCAAGCAAGGTGACATCAGTCATACCTCCTGCTGAAGTCTTGCGTTGATTGCCGGCAGGATCCGGATAAACCCAAATCTTGGTTTTGGGGAAGCGTTGTTTCAGTTCGTCAATCATTTCTTGTGTATTGCTACTGAAAATCCTCACTTCATCTATGATATGTAAGGTATCACCGAGTCTGGCTGCAACCACTGCTGACATTGGATCTATGTTAAAGTCCATACCCACATAGAGCACTTCAGGAGTATTACCCTCGTATTTACGCACATTCAATGCTCTATCAAATGCGTAGTATATTCTACCTGAGAATGTTTCAAAGGTTGCCATATACTCTTGACGGAAGGTGCGTTCGTCTAGATCCTTACGGGCTTGCAGTATCTCCTCTTCTGGGACATTGCCACCTTCTAGTGTAGTGTATGAGAATGATGCCCAGTTGTTGCTGTCATCTTGTGAGTTTTGGTAGATTTCATAAGCCCAATTACCAATGCCTTTGGGGGTTCCGATGAATAGGGCTCTACCTTGTTTGTCTGACAGAGTGGGTCGTAGTGTTTCATACCACGCTTCCGGATCGATGTCAGCGAACTCATCCAATACGATAAAATCAAGCCCCACACCACGTAGGCTATCATAGTTGTCAGCACCCTTAAGAGCAATAGTGGAACCATTAACAAGGCTAATAGTGAGTTCTGTTTCATTTGTCTTTGCTATCCAGTTTAAGTCAGAGAGTTTGTTCTTTAACTTCTTCCACACAATTTGTCTAGCCATTTTATATGTAGGGGCAACATACCAAACATCCTTGTCTGGTTCTTTAGCGTGGAAACATAGTTCCCTAATAGATAAGTGTGTTTTGCCAAAGCGACGACCCGCTACCACAACACGGAAGCGAGTTTTACTTGTGGCTACCGTGTCTTGTGCTTTACTTAGAGGCATCGTCTGAAATGACTACCTTTTGTACTTCCTTGCCTGTGCCAATGGTAATTACGATTTTATCATCCTTCTTGAGCAATATCATCTCTTTAAGTTCAAGATAAGTTTTTTCAAGTAGTTCTATTTTTTCGTAGGTTTTCATAGATAGACTTCTTTTTAAGAATTTCATTACCAACCTTTATATATGGCTAATATTGCCATAGTAGCAACAAAGGCTAATGCCGTATAAAGCATAAACATTGTCATTCATCGCTCCAAGGCAATGGTTTCTTATCTTCTGTGCTAGTTGGGCTATCGCTCATACCCAGCAGGTTCTTGGCTAGGAAGATTTGTACTGCGGCATTGTTATTTTGGCAAGCATTGTTCAGCATTGCACGGCGT